CCGGCTCCCTGCTTTACGGTAAGTTTAGAGCCCATAGGTTTACCGCCGCCGAGAGCTGGTTCCTGCATATTTCCCGCCGCGCCCATGCCGCCGCCCATATTTGTAACGAATACGGGCATTACGTCCGAGCCTGCGCTCTGGTCAATTGTCAATTTTCCACTTTTTAAATTCTTAAAACCGTTCAAAAGATTGACAACCATTCCGAGACCTCTCAACGCTGTAACGCCGAGGATGCCGGCAATCAATGTACTGAATACCGCTTTTAATATGGCTGGATGTTTTGCCATGCCGTTAAGGGCAGACGTAAGCAAAGACAACGGTTTATCAAGCCCTGAGTTTGCGACCGCCATAAATGCTGTCTGCAAATTTGTTATATTGCTTTTCAATGTTTGTGCGTTCCGCGCCGCGGCTTCCGCCACCGCTCCGGTATAGTCCCCTAGTTCGAGCAGTCCCTCCAGCTTATCGCCGTAGGTGTTGAATGCCGCAATGCCGCGTGCGGACACCCCGCTGAAAATCTTTACAAAAACATCGTCGCTCTTTCCCAGCTCTTTGAGTTTGTTGCCTGCTTTCACAATCTGCGGCATGAGTTCCGTAAGGTCTCGAAACTGCCCATTTTCGTCCCGCACGTTGAGGTTCATGTGGAGCGCGTCCCCCAACGCGGAAAGTTTCGCCTGCTTCTCAGGATCGCTTAAATCCTGCATCAGCGTCTCAAGAACGGTAACGGCGGCGGTCGGGTCTTTGGTACCCATTGTAAGAATCTGCATCGCGGCGTTTGCATTCTGTAAGTCTTTCGTGCTTGTTCCGATTTTGCTGTAGGCGGAAATAATGGCAGCTCCATTTTTCGCAAACTCTGCGGCGGTGAACGCTCCTTGATTTCCCTGCACATACATGGCATCGAGCAGGTTGGATGTCTCTTCTGCCTTTAATCCAATCTTATTGAACTCTGACATAAGCCCGCCCATGTCTGCACCGTCAACACCAAACGCCTGCATCGCCTGCCCTAAGTTTTTAAGGTTCGCTTTTGCAAACTCTAGGTCGCCGGTTTTGTCTTTTATGACATCTACGGCGGCAACCATTTCATCGGGGTTCATCTTGACATCAGGCAGCATAGCCGCGTCAAAAATATCTTTTTTAAATTCTTTCATTTCTTCTGAAGACATTTTCGCGACTGTCCCAATCCGTGCGATTTTATCTTCAAAGTCTATAGTTTTGTTTATGGTGGCGGCGGCACCCATCGACACGCCGATTGTTGCAAGCGTTCCGGTAATGCCGCTCAAACCTTTGTCTACCTTTGCAGACATCGACAAAAATCCGTCGCCAAGTTTTTGCCCCTGCTTTGCGGCTTCTTGTATTCCACGAGAAAAGTTATCTTTTAATTTCAGAACTATTGCTGCTGCTAAACTGTTCATGTTATTCCGTGTATCGTCTTAAACGTGTCAACTGCGATTGTATGCCACCTTTTAAGCTCGCCCCATGTAAAATCCAGCACATTTTCAAGACTTACGCCCGGCGCGAGCATAACCAATTCCATCGTCATGCGCCGCAGAATGGAAAGCGCTTCTTCTTCCGTTATTCCTGCGGCGCACTCTGGGGGGTGTCTTCCGCCATTGCCTTTTGGACTTCATAAAATGTGTTAAACCTCTGCCCCATGACCGCATCCGCGTGTACAAAATCTTCGTAGTCCATATCCCTGATGATGACTTCAGGAACGCCGGTCATTGCGGACATTACGGCAACTTCATATTCATAAGAACCGCGCTGGTATTTGTCCCCCGCTATCATGTGCCGGACTTTCGGTCTGCCGGTAAAAACAAGTTTATCAACTGTTACTTCGCCTTTCGTTACTGGATATTCAAGTTCAATTACCATGTCTTCCATTTCTTACCCCCTTACACAAGCCGCTGACTCTTTGCCGAGTTGTACGTTACTTTCAATTCGCCTTTGGAAAGTTCCACTGCTTCCGTAACCCATGCACACGGCATCATGTGTTGACTGCCGCCGGATAAAAAGATTGTCAGAGTGTCGTTTGACACATCTGCAAACGCCTGCGGGTCAAGAGCCGCGTTGAGCGTCAGCGACAATTCCGCCGCTGTCGGCGTTTCAACATAGCCGGTGTTTTCGTGCACTTCGCCGACCTGCGTTTCCCGCTTGAAACTCGACGGCTTAAACGTCGCTCCGCCTTCTTTCAACGGCAATTCGCCCAAACTCGTAGAAATTACCCGCGATACCTTCAATAACTGCATACTGTCCTCCTTATTTAAATTGGTTCAATCCTGCACCTACCAAGAATTGACCTATCAGCACCGGCTGATGGATATATTCAAGGCGCGTCTTGCTTCCGGCTTTAACTTCCACATGAATTGAAGACTTATAACCCTCAAAATCCTGACACCAGTTTTTCTGCCCGATAAAGACAGTCTGATACAAGTCCGCCAAAAAACTCCGCCAGATGCCCGGCGTCATAACTTTTGCGCCCGCTCCGAAGTTTTCGTCCGTGCTTGCCAACTTCCAACTCTTAAATCGCTTCTTTGCTTCGGCATTGATGTAGGTACGCACCGCGTCAACAGTCTCAACCACTTGAATATCAAGATAGCTTGTGTCGCGCCCGCCGTCGGAATTCTCGGTGTAGCTGGTAACCAGCCGCTCGATAAGGACTTGCCCCATCGGGTCAAGCCGCCATGTCGCAACGCCCGACTCAAGCAGTCTCTGCCTCGTGTCAAAGTTGTATTCCTTATCCGGCGCAAGCCCCTTAACCTTCACGTCATAGGTGTTCGCGCTCGGATCGTCCGCCAATACGCGGCAGGCGGATGCGGCAAAACAAGCAGTCCATACGCACGGAAGCGTACTGTCTTCTCCTCGCGGAATAAGGCAGATGTGCGGGCTGTTGATTTTTGCCGCCTGTGCCAAAATTGAACCTGCTTCCGTTGCGCTTCCGGTTTTGCCTGAAAGCGCAATAAACGCCCTGCCGCCGATTTGCCGCATTGCCGAATACCTGCTTTCAAGTTCTTCCGCCAAAAGTTTAATGCTTGCCTCATCATCAAAGTCAAAGACGATGTAATTCCACCGTTTTGCGCCAAGCCATTCGGGAAGTTTTGAAAGGTCTGAAATGCCCGTCCCGTTGGTTTCGGCTCCTGCTTCTACCGTAACGCCAGCGGCAAGGCTTTCAATTTTAAGCGTGTTTTTGTTTCCGGCAGAGCCTTTATATATAGAAGAAAAGATGATTTTCCCGCTATCTCCGCTCGTTTCCGCCTGTACGGGGGAGTTTTCAAGACCGTTGCAAGCGGCAACGACAGCCGCCGCAATCTTTGCGGCATCCATTCCTGCCTTTACCGCCGCCCACACGCCGCGCCCATTTATCGTCAGCATGACGCTTCCGTCCCCCGCACTTGCCGCTTTTATCGTGTATTCTTTTTTCCATGCCGTCCCCGCCTGCGGCTCATCTACCGGCAGGACGTAGAGTTTTTCGGTTTTGTTTGAAGCTAAAAATGCATCCGCCATAATTGCCGCAGGACTGCCGAAGCCGAACGCTTCTTTTGCCTGCGCCGCACTTACGACGTTGACGGGAACGCCTGCCGGAGCCTTTGCGGTCTTTGCTTTCATTCCAATTGCAAGCACGGTTTTAATGTCGCCTTGCGCACCGGCAAGACTATTGTCTATTTCCTGATACTGTCCCGGTACAAGCAAATTTGCCGGTATCTGGGTAAATGCGATTGCCATAATATTCTCCTATTATTCAAGGTTGACGCTGTCATCAGCCTTTTGATTTCCGACTTTCAAAGTTGCCTCATACCCTTTGAACCAATCCAACTCATCCGGCAGCGGAATAACGCCCTCATCGTTTACTGCCCGTGCCAAAATCCGCCATCGCACCGCCCACAGCGTCGCGTTAATTTTGTCGAGAGAACCTGTATACAAGCACTCGGCTCTTATCTTTTTTCCGCCGCCGAAGGATGCCGGATTGTCAATGTTTTTTATAACACCAACCAGCGCGGATACCAGCGACAGAGCGCCGTCATACAGTTTGTCGCGATTGTCAGCACGGTATAAAACCCAGCTGACAAGCTCGATATAGCATTCGTCCGCCTCGTCCTCGTCGTTTATCTCGACTAAAGACGTAAGGATTGCAGGTGTTGACTGCATAAGGCGGCGGACTTCCGCTTCGTCAAAGTTTCCCGCATGGCTTTTGACCGTTATGCGCCTGTCTTTGGCAAACGCCGCCTGTATCTGTTCGATGACGCTGTTGCGAATATCCAAATACGTCAATTTCATTGCATCCGCCTTTTTAGGAAGATTTCTGCAAGTTCCGTCAAGTCCGAAATATCATCGGCACTCAAACCCAAGTACGCCCGCGCCGGAATGTTCTTCGGCTTATAGCCCCATTGGTGGACGCCTGCATATTCTCTTGCGGAACCGACCAACACACTCCATTGCCCGCTTTGCTGTACGTCTATCGACTGGTGCAGGTAGCCCTCGCGGTTCAAAAGCGAAACGACTTTTTCAAGCCCTTTCGCCTTTAGTCCCCGAAGTGTTGAATCTGCATAGTCCTGCCATTTATTGCCTTCGGGGTCTTCCTGCGTTTCAAGGATTCTTGAGCGCGATTGCTCGACAATCTCATTGCCAAGGCTTTTCATAAGAGCCGCTCTATCTGAAACGGAAAGAGCCGAACGCTTTAAGATTGCCGCAAGCCCTTCCAATTCTTTTATGTCGCTTGAAACATACGCGCCGCTCACAGCAGTTTTCCTTTTTTCCAGTAGCGCGGGTCTGCCGTATCATCATCTCCGCCGCCGGAAACGACTGCCGCTTCTTGCAAGTCCGGGCCGGATAAACCGCCTTTATATTCGCGGTCTATCTTTTCCAACAACTTTATACTGTCGGAATACCACGCGCGGGCATCTTCGCTTGACGTTACCGCATCCGTAAGCCGGTGAACGGCGATGTCCGCGCATATGCTTTTCAGCGCGGAGTCAAACTGTGCCGGAACCGTCTCGACGACATCGCCGTCTTTTAAAAGCCACGGCAATTGCGCAACGATGATTCCCGTCGCGTCTTCAAGCGCAAGTGCTATGCGCTCGGT